TATTTCCCAGCTTGGACGCTACATAGCATCGCATGGCTGCGGTTAGTGGTGTCTCTCCGCATACGGCATCTTCGTCAACGTGGTATGACCTGCCCCAGTAGTCGCCTTGTGAACCGTGTTGTTCTTCGGCGCTGTGCCTGTCGCCTATCACTGCACCCCATTGCGGCACATATTTACCCTGCCAAAAGCCTTTGGCATCGGGGATGCTTTCATCATCAAGACGAATGACGCTGATATTCTCACGCTCAATAATCGGCCCGCCTTGTGCCCAGTCGGTTGAGGGACTGAAAGCGTCCCATTCAATGCCAATACCATTAGAGCCAGCGGCTAGTGCCTGAATTAGTGCCTTGTCGCTATACACAGGCTGCTCACACTTCGCCACCGCCCAATCAAGGGCAGCGCCTGTTAGTTCACTTGTTTTCATTCTGCCACCTCTTCGAGTTGCATCATAAAGTCAATGGCGTTGTCCAGTGCCTCACCTATGGTTTCATCACTGCCCTCGCTCTTGGGCTGCTCTTTATCTGTCCTAGACAGAGTGTCCCGAATGTCATAAAGATCAAACAGGACGATTTGGATTTGCTCTAAATTCATGCTGTCACCTCGCTATACTGTGCATCCCATGCTTCCATGAATGGTGTCATGGTGCAGTCCACCACTGTTTCATCAGGGGCAAGGCCGAAGGCCGACACCAAAGCCCAGCCCACTTTGATTCCGTTTCCATCCCTGATAACTACGTTCGCTTCCTCCACCCCTTCGATATCATTAGTGATATCGTTGAAGCGGGTTGATCGAACAGTTGACCACTCTTCGCCATCGAATACACTTACAGTGTAGCCATTGTCGAGAGCATAATTGACCAAATTGATATACGCTTTTTGCATGATTGTTTCCTTTCAGGAAGTGAGTGTTTAACGAAGCGAAGCAGCTTCGCCGCTCAGTGCCACAGATACAATTGTATCCCTGTTGATGCAGCGATAACCTGCATTCTGCATGTCATACACCACAAGGTATTTGCTGTGGTCAACTGTGGACAAACCACCTTTCAGGTGTTTCTTCACACCTAGTCGGCAATTCATTTTGCGAAGCTGTCCGTCTTTCTTTTTAAAGACGACAGTTACAAATTTCCCTTTGCTTTCAGCAATGAGGGAAGAAAAAGCAGCGGATATAATGGACATAATTTTCCTTTGTTGGATTGTTGCTTGATAGATGCCCTGTAACCAAGTGCCACAAAGCATCTTAAAGCGTTCACCGTATAGCACCGACCCCCAATGCCACTGTGAACACATCCTGCACATATTATCACCATGATATGTCAGCATAGATAGCAGAATTCCCTCGCTGCTACTCAAGCCCAGCCAATTTCAGCTTCGCTGTCACCGAAGCATACTGATACCGGAATTAAATTTTTAAAGAACAATCGAATGAAGCTTTGCTTCACAGCAGGGCTTCACCCTATAGAGAAGATACGATAACCCTCTGCAAAGCCCTTCAGGGCTTTACGCAGTGCTATCAGGCCGCTACTGCAATCGGTATGATTTTGCGATCAAACACAAAGCCACTGTTATCAAGCTTCGCTTTGCCTTTGGCATACAGTGCCACAACGACACCCTTATCCTCTAAGTGACGAATGTCACTGTTATCACCGCCGATAACTGGCATCCCACGGTGCATCTTAGGGATGGATGCCACATCACGGAATACTGTCGCAATTCGCATCCCAAGGGCCACAGCCTTTTCAACAAAGGGCTGAAAGCCCTGCACACCACTGTCACTGAATGTCAGGTCATAATTTGCTGGAATAAACCTACGGTTTACATCTTTGGTGTAGTCATAGAATTGAACGTCAGGGAAAGCCTCAAATATGTTTACATATTCAGTGCCATCGGCATCAATAAAACCTACGGTTTCCCAGCGGATATCACTAGTGCCATTCAACCGAATCAGCGCTGTCTTATTTTGCTTTGTTGCTTTAGCAACTAGCTGACGAATGTTCGTTGCCAATTGAACCATAAAAGAGTTTCGCTCTTCAAAGAACCACACTGTCTTGTTGACTCGACCTTGTGCCACAGTGGACATTGCCCCTCTACCAGCAGTGAATAGGCATCCCTTACTGCATTGGGCAATGACAGCCATACTGCAAGTATTCCACTTTGTGGTGGTTGCTGGAGCCAAGTACAGGATGCCGGTTAAGAAACCGAAGGTTTCACCCTTGACAGTTTTGGCATCCGCACCGATTGAAAGCAAAGCTTTAGACTTGAACATAACGTGTTTCCTTAAGGAAAGATTGTGGCAAAATTGCCGGAGAAACGCAACTGTAACACACCGATAATAACCCTGCAAACTGTAGGGCTAAGCCACCACAGCATCCAGTTTCAAACCCTTTAAAAGGTATTTTTCAACGTCAGCCCACCCTGCATCCTGTGCCAATTCATCCCCCATTATTTTCTCAAGGGAAGAGAGGACATTAGATACGAATTTTCTGAATTCCCGTTTTTCAATGTTGTTTGCATTGAATTCGGATTCCAAAAGATACACAATTCCGTATTCATCTTCTTGATCATGGAAGCTTTCCAGCACTGACCACACATCGCCGAATCCCTCAAGGGCAATTCGAAGCGCTTCAAGGTTTGTAACAATTTTTCTCATTTTTTGTCTTTCTTTGTGTTAAGAGGAAAACTACTTCCCCTTTTCATACTGATAAAGGGGATAGTTTTTCTTAACAAAGAAAGACAAAGATTCGCGGGTGATGCGCCCAGACCTTCTTAAACTAATACAATTCTAGATGCCATCACTGTGTTCTGGCATAAGAATTGTTTTTATTAGTTTAAGAAGACCGCGCGAGGCTTTTCAATGTGTTGCAGAAAAACAACGGATATTTGCGTGGCCAAAAGCACTGTGGATTTATACAGATTTTATACTGGTCAGTCTAGATTTTATACTGGTCAGTCTAGATTTGAGATGGATGGTTTATATTCGAGATGGATGGTTTATATACCGACCCTTTAGTCTGTTTCGTTACCGCTCAATCTGCTTAATGACCGACGGGTCAGTAACAAAAACGTGATTCTGTATCAGTATTCATTCTTTTGTAAGTCCTTGAATTCATTGAAGATTTTGAATTCAGGGTGATTCTTTGATTGCCTCAAAAGAATACCTCGCCCCGGCGCAGCCATGATTGCGGCCTTGCGCTGCCGTGCGCCGCCGTGCCGCCGCTGACGGGGGTGGGCGTGGGCCACCGGGGGGTATGGCGCTATTTGTATATAGCCACGCACACAGAAGGGGTTTTTAACTTCCCCCCTATGTATGTATATACAAACAGTCTTCTTTATATAACTTTATGTATAAAACTAACACAAAGCATGTTAGAAGCCATAGAACCTGTTAGAATCGAATAACTACCCTGTAAGCCACCTAGCCCTTGGCTATTGGATAAGATGGCTGTAAAGACCCATTAAAGGGCTTGCTGAGGATGTTTCGATGGAAAGCAATCTCGACTGTGCAATCAACAACTAAAGCTGTCTCCTTAGTTTCCGGACTATAGGAGGAGGAGGGAGGTGTACACACAGATGTGTTGTGCTATCATTGAGTCTGAAAGAAAAAAGAAGAAAAGAGTTGACAGATGCTGTCATTGTGTGTAACACTCAAAGCTGTGGGGGGTAGGGGGGCTATGAAGTCTTCATAGTTAATTAGAACCTCTTAGAGTTCTATAGCGTTAAAGAAACTGTTTTAATATACAATGATAGCTATAGTATTTAAAGTAGATAGACTATTCTTTTATTCTTATTTCTCTTTGTTTTCTAAATTAGAGTTCTAATTATCTACTTAAGCAATTACAATGCCAACTATGCTACTTAAAAGCTAAAAGCTATAATTCCATATTATGAAACAAACAGAGAGTACAGCATCCACATTGCTAAGAACAAAGAAAGAATTAGATGCTGATGGATTGTTATACTCTCCACCTTATTCTGTTATGGCACAGGTCTATATAGCTATGCATAATGACAAAATGGAAACAGTTCATATCCCTCATAGTGATGTTTACTTTGTTAGAACAGCGCTGGAAAAGCGCACAGGCTACTGGTTCCCTCTTGATGTTGTTGAATATGCAATGAAACAAGAAGGATGGAATGATAGGAAAGGAGCTAGTAGGTTTTCTATTAGCGAATAGCAAATGCAAATTAAAAGAGGAACAGAAGTCTTTAGCGGATACAATAAGCCTAAGGCTACTCCGCAACACCCCACCAAGAGCCATGTTGTTTTAGCCAAGGAAGGTGAGAAGGTTAAGCTTATCCGTTTTGGGCAGCAGGGTGTTAAAGGTGCAGGAGCCAATCCAACAACAGAAAAAGAGAAGGCTAGGCAGAAGAGCTTCAAAGCTAGACATGCTAAGGAAATATCTATAGGTAAGATGTCAGCAGGATACTGGTCTGATAAAATAAAGTGGTAGGCAAACCAAAGTGGTAGTGATATAACTACTTTAATGGCTATACTAGCAACTAATCGTTGGTAGTATAGCTAATTTAATTATTAAAAGGAAATAGTGATGGCAACAGTGGCAGAAAAAATAGCAGCGTATAGAGCTAAGGCTAAAGATACTTCTCTTCCGCAGGACATACGAAATACTTTCTTAGACAAAGCTACAGAGCTTGAATATAAGGCATACGAAGAAACGAAGGCTGGCACCACCAAGTCTTCCACTCCCCCACAGCCATCTAAAATGGCTAAGGGTGGTGCAGTGAAGATGGCTAAAGGTGGCTATGTTAATTGTGGAGCTTCGGTTCCTCCTGCTCAGAAAGGCAAGAAATAAAATGGCACTCACTAAGAAAATTACTGAAGGTAAAGAAATGTATGCTGGCAAGGCTGCAATGATGAAGCATGAGAAAATGGAATCTATGAAGAAAGAGAAGAAGGAAGATATGATGGCTAAGGGTGGTGCTGTAAAGAAGGGTGCTAAGTCTCCTGCACTTGCCATTGTCATCGGTGTAGGTAAACCCAAAGGTAAGGCTATGATGAACAAAGGTGGCATGGCTAAAGGGAAGAAATAACATCATGGCTACGAAACTCTCTAAAAAGCAAACTGCCAAAGTTGGCAAGGTGATGCATGAGTTTAAGGGCAAGTCTTTGCATAGTGGCAAAGGTGGCCCAGTGGTTAAGAATCCAAAGCAAGCAATTGCTATTGCCTTGTCTGAAGCTTCTAAGCTAAAGAAGAAATAAGCTATGCCAAATTTAACAGCTAGTAAATTTAAGACAGAAGGACAGAACATCACTGCTACAGCGGCTGGTGCTAATGCCCAAGTTCTCTATACCTGTCCTGATAATTTCTCTGCTGTTGTTAAGTTTTTAAATGTTTCTTCTAATGGACTAGCTAACAAGAAGATATACATTGAACTTTATTTCGACGATCTCAATCAATACGATCATTTGTTGAATGGCTTTGATATGACATCAGGTTCTTCTTTCAATGTGTTAAGTGGGAATGTATTCTCTCTTCATCAAAAGGATAAGATAGTTGCCTATACAGACAGTGCAGGTAATTTTGATATTGTGGTGTCTGTAGATGAATACTTTGACCCAGCGAAAAGATAATGGCTACCACAAAGAAAAGCTCTGTTGCTAATCCATATACTAAGCCTACGCTGAGAAAGAAGATATTGTCGCAGGTTAAGGCTGCTGCTGTTCAAGGCACAGCCGCTAACGAATGGTCAGCTAGAAAAGCACAGCTTGTAGCTAAGAAGTATAAAGCCGCTGGTGGTGGATATAAGACATGAAAGCCTCACAGAAATCTCTGAAGGATTGGACAGAGCAGAAGTGGACAACCAAATCTGGTAAGCCTTCGTCCAAAACTGGTGAGCGCTATCTACCAGAAGCAGCAATCAAAGCATTAACCCCCGCTGAGTATGTCGCTACAACAAAAGCAAAAAGAGAAGGCAAAGCTAAGGGTAAACAATTTGTAGCACAGCCAAAAGCTGTAGCTGCCAAAACATCGAGGTATAGATAATGGCAAGAGAATTAGACGATAGACAAAAGAAATTCCTAGAAGTGTTGTTTGAAGAGGCAGCAGGCAATGCTGTACTAGCAAAGAGGTTGGCTGGTTATTCCGAAGGCTACTCCACCAAAGAACTGGTTAACTCTCTCAAAGAAGAAATCTCTGAGGCCACCAAATTTTATATTGCTATGAATGCCCCTCGTGCTGCTTGTGCTATAATCAGCGGCATTGATACTCCTACCCAGCTTGGACTTAAAGAAAAGCTGAGTGCAGCTAAGGATATGTTGGATAGGGCTGGTCATGTTAAGACAGACAAGGTTCAAGTTGAAGCCATGAATGGCATTATGATTTTACCTGCAAAGGATAAAGCCGAGGAAGACTAATGGGTGAACGCACTGCTGGCAAGTGGATACTGCCACAGCCAGAGGGAGGTAAGGAGTATGTTTCAGTACCTCAGTTGTCTAGGACAATACCTTTTGGTTATAAGAAGGACGAGGAAAATGAAGGGTGGCTTCTTCCTATCCCACTAGAACTAGATGCCTTAGAGGAAGCGAAGAAATATCTTAAGCAATATTCATATAGACAAGTTGCTGATTGGATTACTACAGCAACAGGAAGACACCTTTCTCATGCGGGACTTAAGAACAGAATAGAACATGAACAGTCGAACAGGAGAAAATCTTCAACTTACCGCCTCCTTGCCCAGCGGTACAAAGAAGCGCTTAGGAAGGCCGAAGAGTACGAAAAAAGAATCGGAACCGAAGGAAGCTACTTCGACTCCAACGATTATAGAGACATCGCTGCCACCTTCAAGACAAGTGATATCTAGTGATACACCTGAACAGCATGTAATCTTCAAGGCCAATGACGGGCCACAGACATTCTTCTTATCAGCCTCTGAAAGAGAAGTGTTATATGGCGGCTCTGCTGGTGGTGGCAAGAGTTATGCCATGTTGGCAGACCCTCTTCGCTACTTAGCCCATCCACAGTTCTCTGGTTTGCTGCTACGCCACACAACAGAAGAGCTTCGTGAGCTTATCTGGAAAAGCCAAGAGATATATCCCAAGATTTACCCTAACATCAAGTGGAGTGAGCGCAAGATGCAGTGGGTTGCTCCGTCTGGGGCTAGGCTCTGGATGTCATATCTGGACAGAGACGAGGATGTGCTGCGATATCAGGGCTTAGCCTTCAGTTGGATAGGTTTTGACGAGCTTACGCAGTGGCATACCCCCTTTGCTTGGAATTATATGCGCTCACGGCTGCGTACTCCAGCGGCAGACCTCCCAATTTACATGAGAGCCACCACAAACCCCGGTGGCCCCGGTCACTCTTGGGTTAAAAAGATGTTTATTGACCCTGCTCCAGCAGGAAAAGCGTTTTGGGCCACAGATATTGAGACTTCTGAGGTACTAACCTACCCAAAAGGACACACTAAAGAGAACCAACCCCTGTTTAAACGTAGGTTTATACCTGCAAGACTAGCAGATAACCCCTATTTGGCTGAGACTGGCGACTACGAAACCATGTTGCTGTCCCTTCCTGAGCATCAGCGCAAGCAATTGCTGGAAGGAAACTGGGATATTGCAGAGGGAGCAGCATTTTCTGAGTTTAACAGGGCTGTTCATGTGGTAGAACCCTTTGACATCCCAAGTAATTGGGTAAAGTTTAGGTCTTGTGACTATGGATATGGAAGCCATAGCGCTGTTGTTTGGTTTGCTGTCACCCCAAGTGAGCAACTTATCATATATCGTGAGTTATATGTATCTAAGGTATTGGCAAAAGACTTGGCTCACATGGTATTGAGAGCAGAACAGAACGATGGCACTATTAGATACGGGGTATTGGACAGCAGTTGCTGGCATAAGAGGGGTGATACAGGGCCATCGCTAGCAGAGCAGATGATTATGGAGGGGTGCCGTTGGCGACCTTCAGATAGAAGTGCTGGTAGTAGGGTTGCAGGTAAGAATGAGATGCATAGAAGGCTACAGATTGACCCATTTACAGAAATGCCTAGAATGGTTATAACTAGTAACTGTATAAATACAATAGCTCAGCTTCCTGTTATTCCTTTGGATAAAAAGAATCCAGAGGATATAGATACAAAGACGGAAGATCACTTATATGATGCAATTCGCTACGGCATTATGAGCCGTCCTAGAAGTAGTTTGTTTGATTACAATCCAGCAAACACTAAACAGTATGGGATGAAAGTGGCTGACCCGATTTTTGGTTATTAATATTAAGGAATAATATGGTAGAGAAGCAGCAAATGTTGGGTGATAAAACCCTAGCACTAGACGATATTAAATCTGTAGAAGATTCAGAAGTTGCTGGCGGCGGTATTATTGCCTATGTAGAAGAGCGCTTTTCTCGATCTGAGACAAGCAGAAAACAAGATGAAGCAAGGTGGCTTCGTGCTTATCGCAACTATCGTGGTATCTATGGAACTGATGTACAGTTTACTGAACATGAAAAGTCTCGTGTATTCATTAAAGTAACCAAGACAAAAACCCTAGCTGCTTATGGACAAATTGTTGAGGTGTTATTTTCCAACAACAAGTTCCCTCTAAGCGTTGACCCCACGGTACTACCTGATGGCGTGGTTGAGAGTGTACACTTTGACCCCAACGATAAGACACCCCCAGTACCAAAGAAGAAGACAGAGATTCCTTTTGGCGAAGAGGGTGGTCAGTCTATCCAAAGTGGGTTCACACTAGATGATCTAGAAGAGATGCTTGGTTCTATGAAGGACGAGCTAAAGGATATTCCTAACCTCAAGGAAGGGCCGGGGGTAACTCCATCATCCGTCACCTTTAGCCCTGCTATGGTGGCGGCTAAGAAGATGGAAAAGAAAATTCACGACCAGCTAAACGAGACTGGTGCTTCTAAACATCTTCGATCAACCGCTTTTGAAATGGCACTGTTTGGCACTGGTGTTATGAAAGGCCCGTTCGCTGTCAACAAAGAATACGCCAATTGGGAAGACGGTGGTAAGTATAAGCCAACAATTAAAACTGTACCAGAAGCATCTCACGTTTCTCTTTGGAATTTCTATTGGGATGCAGATGCTAACAACACAGAAGATTGCCAGTATGTTATTGAGCGACACAAGATGTCGCGTACCCAGCTTAGAGCGCTGAAGAAACGTCCACACTTTAGGTCTAATGTAATTGACCAAATCATTGAAGATGGTGAAGGCTACGTCAAGAAGTATTGGGAAGATGATCTAAAAGATTATGCCCCCACCTTTGGCGTTGAGCGCTTTGAAGTTTTGGAATATTGGGGCAATGTGGATATTGATTTGTTGGAAGAGAATGATGTAGTTATTCCTGAAGACATGAAAGAAGCTGGCGAACTGCAAGCTAATATCTGGTATTGCAACGGTAAGATTCTTCGCCTTGTTCTTAATCCATTTAAGCCAGCCCGTATTCCTTACTACGCTGTTCCTTATGAACTCAATCCCTACTCCTTAGCTGGTGTTGGTATTGGCGAGAACATGGATGATACACAGACTCTTATGAACGGCTTCATGCGAATGGCTGTTGATAATGCTGTACTGTCTGGCAATCTTATTTTTGAGATTGATGAAACCAACCTTGTCCCCGGTCAAGACTTATCTGTGTACCCCGGTAAAGTGTTTCGAAGACAAGGTGGCGCACCGGGGCAGTCGCTGTTTGGAACTAAGTTTCCAAATGTCTCTAGTGAAAACTTACAATTGTTTGATAAAGCAAGACAACTATCAGACGAGTCCACAGGGCTTCCGTCTTTCTCTCATGGACAGACAGGCGTATCTGGAGTAGGAAGAACTGCCAGCGGTATCAGCATGCTGATGAATGCCGCCAGTGGAAACATTAAAACAGTTATTAAAAATGTGGATGATTATCTACTTGCTCCTTTAGGAAAAGCTTTCTTTAATTTCAACATGCAGTTTGATTATGACTCTGAAATTAAGGGGGACTTGGAAGTATCAGCCAAGGGAACAGAAAGCTTGATGGCTAATGAAGTTAGAAGTCAGCGATTGATGCAGTTCTTGCAGATTGCTAGCCAGCCCTCACTTGCTCCGTTTGCTAAGTTCCCTTACGTCATTCGTGAAATTGCTAAGAGCATGGACTTAGACCCTGACAAGGTTACTAACAATATGGACGAAGCTATGAAGCAAGCGTTTCTAACTCAGCAGAATGCACCACCTCCCCCTGCTGCACCAGCCGGTACTGCTCCACAGGGTGTAGCTGGCCCTCCTAGCGTGGCAGATATGAGTGGCGGTGGTGGTGGCAACATTGGAGTTGGTGCTGCTCCTGCTCCACAAGAACAGGGATTTAGTGGTAATGTCTGATAAGTCTTATCTACCTAAATTAAAAGGACTGGTTGCGAATAACAATCAGTGGGAAGGCTTTTGTGAAATGCTTCAGTTCAATATTGAACAGCAACAACGAAAGCTTGAACAAGCAGTTGAACTGCGGGAAATACACCAAGCTCAGGGAGCCATCACTATGTTGCGTCAAATGAAATATCTCAAGGAAGAAATAAATGCCCACAAATAATCTGTTAGCTACTGGTGGAATGAAACAGCAAGGTGGAACAACAGACCCTGTTAGCGGTAATGCTGTTCCTGTAGGTTCTCTACAGAATGAAGTTAGAGATGATGTAGATGCAAAGCTTAGTGATGGCGAGTTTGTTTTTCCTGCTGATGTTACACGCTATATTGGATTAGATAAACTCATGCAAATCCGCGAAGCAGCCAAGCAGGGGCTACAGAAAATGGATAGCATGGGGCAGATGGGAAACTCAGAAGAAGTAGAAGAAGGCGTGTCCTCCGAAGAATTCTCTTCTAATATTGATGATATTATTTCTACTATTGATGAAGATGGGGGAGATAAAGAAGTAAAGAAATTTGATGATGGTGGTGTGGTGAACACAACTTCATACAGCAGAGCGCCTTTGCAGGGTTTCTCAATGGAATTGTATGAAGACCCTAAAACAAAAATTACTAGGTATATCCCTTTCTTAAACGGAAAAGCTCTGCTCCCTGTTCCTGCTGGATATACAAAGAAAGATGTATCTGCGCCTGCTCCCGCACCTACTGAAACTACAACTACAACTACACCAATAGACACTACAACAAGAACAGGTGGTGGTAGTGGTGCGTCCAGAGAAGCGGGTTCGGAGGGTACTTTAGGTACAGGCGATGCTGCTGCTTCAGAGGGCTTTGGAGGATTGCAGAGCGGGACTACTGGTTTAGGGAAACTTGCTTCTATGGTTCCCGGAAAACTTGGGTTATTGATATCATGGTCTAATAATCTGTACACTAAAGTACAAAATGAAAAAGCAGCAGCAGCCAACGCAAAAGCAGTTGATGCCTCTGCTTTATCTTCTATGGGATTTAGTGCCAATTCTATAAAGGCTGCACAAGAAGCAGCAGCTAAAGCAACTCTTGAGGGCAAGTCTGCTAAAGAGATTGCGGTTGCGGCAGCTAATGCAGCATCTACAGGTACAGCTATGGGTGAGCCCAAAGATTCATTTGATGCTCTAATGGGTATTACTAATGCGTTTAATAGCATGACTAATGAACAAGCCAAGGAAAATGCCAAAGAACTAAACGTAACTAAAAGCCTTCAAGAAGCTGGTCTTGAGGGCCAAGTACCATCCGATATGATGAATGTAGTTGTTGACGGTATTAATAACGGACTCACTGCTCGGGAAGCTGTACAAAAAGCTGTTTCAATGTCCAATGTGGCAATTGCTACAAATCAACAAGAAGCTAGGGATAAAGCGGATGCTCAGGCAGAAGCAGACGCAAGAATAGCAGAAGCAGCAAAGCAACAAGAAGTTAGGGATGCTAAAGAAGCTAAAGACGCTCTAGACGCAGCAGCAGCT